GTTGCCATGAGCAAAGGCGAAGATCGCTTTCAGGTCTGCCATGCTGGAGTTAACCGTGGCCGCTGTCCTCCCTTTCTTTTCTATATTCATCTTCCTGCCCGTGAAGTAGCTGCCACTGAGAAGCTCGATGCGCAAGTTGAGCAGGTCCTTCTGCATAACCGACCTGATGTCCTTTCCGTTGCCGATGATATCCAGCGTCACCCTGACTCGGCGTTCTGTCGTGATGTAAGAGCTATTGGCCCAGTCAGGCTTTTTGAGCTTCAGCCATAAATCCGCAACTTCCCTGATAGGCACTACCTTTGATGAGCCTGTCTCGTTCTTAAATAGGGGGGAATCCGGAAACTCACTCCTGTAATCAAACGTCCCTGTCTTAATGCGGTAAACGATGTTGCTACGCAGCTCGCCAGCCATCTTTCTGTTTTTGGGTGTATCGGGTACGCCGATCGCCTCCCACCGTCTTTGCCCCTCATACATGAACCAGATTCGAAGGTGGTTCTTGTTGGGAGCCACTCCTGTCGGATATCCAGACATACGCCTTCTCCTGTTGAAATGGATCTGCATTTAAGCAGATTTCTTCCTTGCAATCGCTGCCGGCTGGTTATCAATCCACTTCTCGATCGCCTTCCAGTCGTAAAAGCACATGCTGTTATCACGCGGCGCGCCATCGGGCGAAACGTGCTTGTATTCGCGACCCTCCATCCATGAAACTTCGCGGGCAGTTTTGATGGTGTTTTTCTTCATGCCGGTGATGATCATCAGCACAGATTCAGATACCCACTTGCTCGGCATCAGCTGAACAACGTTTTCCATATCTACTCCTTTGGCGGCCAGAGCCACGCAATAATCAGGGCAATAAAAAGGGCGAGGTCAGTTAAGAGCTCGCCCGGGGTGATTTCGTCGCAGGTGGTGTTCATTTTGCAGAGGTTGCCTCCTTATCCACTTGACGCACATAGAACGCCAGCCAGCGCTTTGCTGGAAACGTACCGGGTGGCAGGCCGATAATTGATTTGGCGTGTTTGTCGAGAAGGGTAGTTATGATGCGGTCGTGTTCATTCCTGGGCCGGCCATCTATGGCTTTGATGATTTCGCTCCTGCACTTACGCGCTACAGCCCTTAGCACGTTCTCCGCTATCGGCGTCATGCCACCCTGCGATGCTGCTTAGCGCGCTCAATGCGCTGGTAATCCTCACAGCACTCCAGGCAACAGAAGAAGCCTTTATCGACTTTCTCGCCACAATCACCATTCTGACAGGCACCGGTAAACACCATTGTCGGCTTAGGTCTATTCGTCAGGGCAATCTCAATCATCTGCTGCTCGCGTTCTGCTGCTTCATCAATAGGGTCTGGATGTGTCATTTCGGTTTCCTATAGGCAATAAAAAACCCCGCATTGCGGGGCTCTTAGCTATTTCTTTCCAGGTGGCGGGGATGGCGGTGCCGCTGGCCTTTCATAAATTGTAGGAGGAGGAGGGTTTTTCCCCCCTTTTACGCCATCACTGCTGGGAGTTTTGTAAGGTGGTGGAGTCGGTAGTTTTCTCGACATATTTAACCTCAGGATTATCCTGCATAAATTCAACCCACTTGATGTCGGATGTTTTAAACATTATGAACTTGACTGTAGGCATATCCAAATAGCCATTTTCTGTTACCCATGATGGGTTTCGGAGTATGAATTGTCCTTTCTCAGGATCAGCTGGCCATTCTTCTGGCCACCCAAATACTCGTCTATCATCATTTAGATGCAGTATGACATGCGTAATATTATCGTTAAAAGTTCCAAACCACTCGCAATGATAAGATGTCTGCTTAGTTACCTTAAGGTCTCTCATAAGGCTATGAAATCTATCATTATTAGCTAGCTTGCTAAAAATCACCCCTATTGTCACTGCACTAAGATAAGACCAAAAATTCTTTGCATCTGCGTTCCAGGGACCAAAGCTATAAAGCTTTCCTACCCATATAAGGAGAGGCTCAATAAAAAAAAGTGAAGCCTGGATAAACACAGTGAAAATCAATGCCTGTATAACTCTTTCGAACTGAGATGGCTTTGGATAAGCTGTAAAGGCATGAAATATCCATGCTGTCAGAAACCCCGGCAGCAGTAACATTAATATCTTGAACAAATCTCCACTTACAGCATCCATGATTTCGAATTAAGCCTCATTTTTTCTCTGCTTTAGGGGGCATTGGCGGTGGGGCTGGCCTGACAGAAACTTTTGGTTGCGGAGGGTTTTTACTATCCTGTCTGATTTGAGGCGGTGGGTTTTTACTCTCGTTAATTGACTGCGTCATAATAAGATTACCTCCTGTGGTGGTTCGGAATTGATAGATTAACTTTCAGGTAAAACATTATCATTAGTTTCGTTCTTCGTCACATATCTTCAGGAAGCTTAGCGGTCTGCGCTGTAGGGTAGAGAGTGCCACGCGCATAGCCTGCAGTTGCATTGCATCGTCCGCATCCAGCCCGAACGGGATTTCGTCGCATGCTGTTTGCAGCTCATGAATCTGCGGCTTTAGCCACTCAATCAGCACCTGCTTCTGCTCTTCGGTCATGGCGTCCACTCCGTCAACTCTTCATAAACTGCGTTATTAGCCTCTTCCTGAGACTTAAACGGTGCATCCTGGCATTCAACAGTGACTTCAGCATTTGCTCGGCAGAATGATTTCCACGCACGCTTCCCTTGCGTCCAACCCGTATGCCAGTCCAGATTTTTTGTCTCGGTGCGCCACGCACGGTTAGCTAGTTTCATTTGTGATTTAGGCATTCTCTTACCCCTTATGCCGCTGTCAGGCTCAATGCCGCGGCGAAAATAGTCAGATTGTAGGCAACAAAAAACCGCCCGAAGGCGGCTGTTTATAAGGAATTAAAAGAGATTAAACACCCTGTCGGTACTCTTCGTAAGAACGAGGTTTAGAGTCACCTTCTTTACGATAAGCAAGGAGTTCATTCTGCCGATCCGTAACATACCCTAGTGTTTCAGTAAGCTGACGTCGCAGAGTAGTAGGCATTTGAGGAATGCTTTTATCGCTCAGTCCATTCTCGATTTTATTCATAATTTCGAGAGCCAGACCAATCTGCTCAGCATCTCTCAAAATATTTACGCGATAACCCTCACGGGTCTCTTGCTCGCTTTCCAACTGGCGCGTCAGCTTATCGACCTGTTTGGCATAAGCGTCCAGCTGAGCATGCACATCTGCAGGCACTTCACCCGGTTTGTCAGCCAGCGATTTAAGGGCGTTGATGTTCGCGATTGCCTGTTGTGCCAGGTCTGTAGCAGTAGTCATATTGTGGCGTCCTTTTATAAAAAATTGAGTCAGATAATTCAAATGAGGTGAGCAGGCCGACACCGGTCGGCCTGAAAAAGAGACAGTTGACTGAATTAGCCTTTGTTGTACTGCGCAAAAGTACGTGGCGCCGGGTCGCCAGACTTGCGGAACATGGCGTTGTTGTCTTTCCGCTCTTTCAGATACATCAGGGTCTGCTTAGCCTGATACTGATCGGCCGCGGAGAATGAACCCAGCGTGCCAGCATTACTTGCCGCGACTACTTTGGTCAGGATTTCGATTCCCCAGCCGACAGCTTCAGTGGTGTCCAGAATCGCAGAGCGATACAGGGTATTAAGGTCTTGCAGGTCTTCAAATTCTTGATCAGTGTGAGACATAGTAAATCCTCTTTTGGTTGAGTGAGTTAAGCCGTGAATTCACTATGTCACCTTACTCTCTCAACCTTGTTATGAACAGCGAAATACTGGTTATATGTACAGTATATTTGTGTCATAAATTTGGCTTAATGCCACTGATAACTTTCCTTCGCTCCTCCAGAAAACGTATGCGGCTGCGACTTGCTCGCTGGCGTACAGATTCATATGAGCGGTTAAGTTGGCGGGCGATAAGCTTGGGCGGGGTGGTTGCTGCGAGTTCTTTCAGAAGGCCTATCTCATCAGCTGACCAGCGGCGGCCGAGGGTTAATTGATTACCCCGGCGCTGATATTCAGGTGATTGCATGCAGTCTCCGATAATTAGCCAATTGCCTCTTCAATTTCTGCCTTACGAAGCAGATAAACATCAGTGGCCTTTTCGAGAGTTTCAGCGTCGCTTGCCAGCATGCGCGCCGCGTACTTATAACAGCGGTCCAGCCCCGCAACGTTTTCCGCTTCAGCGGCTGCGATGGTGAAATCGGCAAGCAACTCTTCCGGCGAGCGCGCTGCTGCATTTGTATGTGTCGCCGCGTTGATTTCGCGCTCAGGCTGCTGTGTTTCAGGCTTGTTGTTAATCAGGTTGTTCAGGTCAGCACGGCTGCGCGCCGGTGTTACATCGCGTTCCGCTCGCTGCGCTGGCTCGAATTCGTCCGGCGTGTAGACGCCGAGAATCACGTCAGGGCAGTAGAGGCGCGCCCAGTATTTAACAGCCAGATATGCCAGTTGCTGCTTTGGTGCTGTCTTCCAGAGAGGGGAGTTGCGCGTGGTGACATACTCCATGTAAAGCGGCTCACCCCAGGTGATTTCCGTTTCACCCTTCAGAACTGCACCCACACGCACAGACAGGCTGCGCTCATTTGCTGCGTTAGCTGCGCCCGGTTTGAATTTCCCCCAGTCGCCGCCGTATTCATATTTGAAACGACCCTGCACAGCGGTAGAGCTGGTGATTACTGCGTTTACCAGCTGTGCCTCATATCCCAGCGTGCCGTTAACCAGGTGCGTTTTCTGCGCCACTGCGTAAGGGTTCATTCCCCACTGAGCTGCCTGTAAAGCGATCGCCAGGCAGTCAGCTGGCTTACCGGATAGATGAGCGGGAACTGTAGCTTTACCCTGTGCCATGACTTCCGCAAACGCCTGGAGCTTCTGCAGGCCGCTCGGGCTGAAGATTGCCGCCTTGGTGTCAGCCTCATTGACTGGCGCGGTGATGATATCGTTGCTCATGCGTAATCCTTTCTCTTGGCCCAGTCCGGGCGTGTAATTTCTTCGATGCCGCCCCAGTTACCGGACAGCATGCATTCGTGATAGGTATCAAGGTTGCGGCGGAACAGGTCGTAGCCCACGGCGACATCGTCCTCCTGAAGCTGGAAGGTGCGCACCGGGTACCGGCCGCAGTCGATCGCCTCACTGACTGCGATGAAAACAAAAAGTGGATATTCACCGAAGTGCTTGCTGAAGCCCTCGCGGTAATAGGCGTCCTGAACGTGATAGCGGAACTCTTCAACGTGGCGGGAGAAGCGGGACATATCCGCCACTTTATTCACGTCGACAATGACGGGCTGGCCAGACAGGAACTTGTCCGGGCGGATCCGGCAAAGCTCGCCGGTCTGCTCGTCGTTCCAGTAGATTGATGCTTCCTGATGGCCTTCAGCTTCAAGCAGCCAGCGTGCCGCCGGGTGGGCGAGGGCGCTGGCGCGCATCAGTTTCAGCTTTCGCCCCTGCTCAGCATCCATTACTGTCATGCAACTGTTTGCACAATCCTTCAGGAACTGCTTTTCATCCTCCTTGCCGGCTGTCGTGCGGCGGTTAAACTCAGGAGCAACGATGAAACGCCTGTCGAACTCTTCAGGCTCCAGCAACAGGCAGTGCAGAGCTGTTCCCATATCGAGTGCGGCTTTCTTCTCATCATCTTCCGGAGCTTTCTGGCGCCACTGGAATATGGCCGGGTTAATAGCGATATCATCCAACTGTGATTTGCTGATGCCCGGTCCGCCGTGATAGTCCTCGTTGCTGATGTCGTAGTAGATGCCAGGCTGCATTACGCTACCTCCTGATTTCCATGCTTGCTCCGGTAAATCCCGATCGCCACTTCACGGCGCGCAACCCTCACCATAGCCTCACGCAGAAACGACTCAGCCTCTTCGTGCTGCTCGTCGTCTTCGTCGAACATCTCAATAGCCGGGTAGTCGTAGTGCTTCGTCAGGAAGGCGCACAGAGCTGGCATCAGCGGGTTAGTTTTGTGCTGGTTCATCCGCGCATCAACTTCGGCGGCAATGAACTCCAGTTCACTGTCCGGCAGATTTTCAGCAATATCCTGAACCTCATGCCGGGCTGTTCTGCTGAGTCTCATTTCTTCTCTCCCATGCCGAGGCTTTTCAGCATCATGTTGATAAAGGTGAAATCCTTCGTTTTTTCCAGCATCTCGCGCTCGCGTTCTACCTCGCTTTGCTGCTTCTTATACTGCTTTGCTGATGCCGGCGCGTTCATGGCTGGCTTCTTTGATTAAGAGTGTTGATAAGGCTACGCCAGCCAGTGCGGAGGCGGCGGGTGATGGTGTCGAGCAGTGATTCGTTTAGCTGAGCAGCGCCCACGATGGCGCCGCCCGCGATGGCATAGTTCATCGTGGGTTCCTTGCTATTGGTTAGGTTGGGGTCAAAAAAATGGCCCGCGATGAGCAGGCCAGAAGGATGAAACGACTCTCTAAGGCATGCCATGTCACCCAATGGCTTATCACCGGCAATAAAAATGGCTGCGAGTTATGCAGCCTCAGTTGTCACAAGAATTATCTTGTCGATTTTGTCTAGATTGATCTTGATGGCCAAAGCCTTCCAGGCCTCATCTTCACTCAGAGCTTTGATTTTGTGACTATCGAGCTCGCCGAGCCTTCGAACAGAAAATGTGTATTTGGACATATGGGATTACCTCGCTGTTACAATATTTTTGAGTTGCGATAGCCAATAAAAAACCCGCACTGGGCGGGTTTAGGTAATTTCACACGTGTAAGGTAAGATTTATCCAGATTACTAACTTAAACAATTGAAATTATTGCTAATTTGAAGGGGTGGCGAGGTCTGGTTTTTAACTTCTTTTTATCTTGTTTTCATTGAAAAGATAATCGCAATTAAATCCAATTTTTTTGGATAGTTCCGCATGATCTATACTTACTAACTCATAATCTCCGGCTATTTTCTCTAGTCCGTTTGCAGCGTAATTATAAGCTCTTGTAGCCATGCTTATTACATATTCGTAGTTATATAATCGCCTTTCAATGTCAGAAGAGGTAATATCCTCGATAAAAGAGATATCTTTATCAAGTTCTGCGATGTACTCATAAGCACTTGCTATGCTTAATAATTTGTCCTCTGTCATCAGGGCGGCACAATTTGCAATAAATCCTGCGTAAAAAATTCTTGATGAAGGGGTTGGTACAGATACCATAGCCCTATCAATATTTGTCAGGTTATTTATAAGATAAACGCCCGTTTCGATAGCAGTCTCGCAGTTAGACATTATTTGTTTTAGCTCAAACTCGATTAAATGCATTTCTTTTTTTGAGTTATAATACTTAATTATTAGGTTTTTAAACTCTTGTAAGGAAAACCCTATGATTACGCCAACAATGCCGCTAATACTTGAAATCCAGAATAAGCTGCTTAATGGGGGCGATGCTGCAAATTTTTCAATTAATTGGTGAAGGGAGTCCATTGCTGCAAGAAGTGCTAAATCATCCATTTCTAGTTCCTCAGGTTGAGATGATTCATAATCACATATGCAAAAAATAACAATGGTTGGATTAAAGAAGAGTATTTACCTCTTATCTCGCCGTTACGATGTCTTTTGAATTGCGATACCTTGCAGCGAATATCGCGATTTCTGGTAAGCACTGTGATGTGCTCTCATGCCTGTCACGCAGTGAAGGGGAGATAACTGCTTTCTCGATGCGGCTGATGTGCTGCTGTCCTGCAACCTGCTCACGCTCAGCTGCACGTTTTGCCCTGCGCCGATTTCTGGCGTTATCAGAGGCCAGAATGGTCATTACGATTGTCATGTGTACCTCCGGTAATTGGCTTTGGTGGTGTGGTGGTTATGGCACTGAGTCGCCACTCTCACTTATTTCCTGAACGCCCTATTTTCGTATTGGCCTTTTCACAACTGGCCCAGCTGGTTCTCAGGTCTTAACACTCTGCTGGCGTTGCACCTCGCTTGAGGACACCGCCACCACACCCCAAAGCCAACTTCACTTTGGTTCCCCGCATTTCGGCGGAGACAAACCCCATCAATGTTAAAGAGCGATCCAACATCCTGTTGGTTACTGCGTCCTGCTGATGGGATAGATGTTATGCGTCAAGCGCATATGCGTCAAGCGCATAAATTATCGAGTTTATGTGTTTTTACGGGGATTTAGCTTATGCGTCTGAAACAGAAAGAGATTTATTTTTAGGCGGGAAGTGCAGCAGGCACAAAAAAGCCCGCACATGGCGGGCTGATTTGCGAAAGGGGAGGCTATCCGTGGCGTCGGTATTGTTGGGACTGACTCAGCATGACCCTGCCAGCTACATGAAGCATATCCATTTCTTCTTCAGATATGGTCCACTCACGATAGCGCGGGTTGTCAGATATGACGATCAGCTCGCTTTTGACTTTCTGCAAGCGCTTAACAAACATGTCGCCGTTATAGTCAAAGACGTAGATACCATCACCATCAAAGCTGCTTACGGCGACATCAACAAAAATCAGATCGCCTGGCTCAATAGTGCCTTCCATACTGTCACCGCGAACGTTGATAAGCTTCACGGATGACTCCGGCCGGTTACCGAATATGACCCTTGCTTGATCGGGAACATATTCAATAGACCTTATGACTTCAACGACATCCTTCGAGGGTGAACCATCTCCGGCGCTTGCTGAAACATCAAGAACATCAATCCTGTACACATCTTTTCTCCCCTTTTTTATAATGGAACCGATACTGTATGAATCTACAGTATCATTGGCCTCATTGGAAGAGAATAGCTCAGATACAGGAACAGAGAGAGCTTCTGCAATCTTATGGATAAGGGAATCACTGTAACCCTGCATACCACGCTCAAGGCGTGACAGGTTGCCCACGTCGCTATCGACGCGCAACGCGAGTTCAGTAAGTGTCATCTTATTCGCTTTGCGAATCTGTCTAATTTTGTCGCCTATTTTCATGGCGGATATTCAACCTTTTTTATGCGTGTCACGCAAAGCGTATTGCGCATATTTTTCATTTCGCATATTATGCGTATAGCGCATTTAGGAGGTGCATTATGCCAACACCATTAAGGAAAATGCGTGTAGAGAAAAAGCTGACAATTTCTGAGGTAGCCATCGCAACGCAACTTGACGTTGGAAACCTCAGCCGAATCGAAAGGGGAATTCAGGTTCCATCTCTCGAAACGGCAGAGAAGCTGTCCCGGTTCTTCAAAGGGAAGATCACCGAAATGCAGATTCTTTACCCGCAGCGTTACATGAAGTCAGCCGATACCGCGGCTTAAGAACCACCGCTCTTTAAAACTCTAAAGCCGCTCCCACCGAAATGTCGGAGCAAACCTATGTGACCTTGCTCACCGCAATGTCACGCAATCATTTACCTACACGGAAATTATCAATTATGGAACACGCAAGAAATAGCAAGTTGATTAACGAAGTAGAAACAGAATTACGCAGCCGCCTGACTCACAAAGGGCAGCGCGTTCTGGCTGATGAGGCGGGATGGCATGAATCTAAGGTAAGCCGCTTGAACCTGCGCGATATGGCGACGGTTTTTGTGCTGCTGGAAAAGGTGTGGGAAACGAGCCTGATTGCAGAAGTCGCCCGTCAAGCGGTGGCTGCTGCCATGGGAAAAGAAAAAGCCCCGAACTGCAGGAACAGTTTCGAGGCCTGATGCACGAATCTTACTGGATCAACGTACAGGAGTAATTATGAGTTCTTTATTATCGCTTTACAAGGCTAAAGAGAAAAACGGCACGGAAACAACGGTTAAGAAAACGTTTCTAGTGCCACTGGCTGAGCTTTACGTCGAGCCCGGTTATAACGTCCGCGAAATCGATCAGGAGCACGTCGCTGAATTCCGTGATGCGTACATTGCAGGTGAGTTTGTACCGCCACTGGCGGTTCAGGTTACAGAGCAGGGCATCAAGATTATCGACGGCCACCACCGTTACTACGGCGCGAAAATGGCGTCTGAAGTCGGACACGAAATACCGCGCCTTGAGTGCAAGGACTTCTCAGGTTCCGAGGCTGACCGCATTGCTTTCATGGTCACCAGTTCACAGGGTAAGGCACTGTCTCCTCTGGAACGTGCGGCAGCATATCAGCGCCTGCTGAATCAGGGCTGGACGCCTGCAGAGATTGCCAAAAAGGTTAAGCGCTCACCAGCTGATGTGGATCAGCATCTTCAGTTGCTGGAGTGTGGAGAGAGCCTGATCGCAATGGTTAAGGCGGGCGAAGTAGCCCCCACTACCGCTGTTGCTTTATCACGTGAGCACGGCCCGAAAGCAGACGCTGTTGCACAGGCGCAAATGCAGAAGGCCAAAGCCGCAGGTAAAACGAAGCTGACGCGCTCTGCTGCCATCCCTCAGTTCAGCGCATCCAAAGCACGCCGCCTGGCTGAATTACTGGTTAATGCAGAGTTAGAGCGGGATGGTGGTTTCGACAGCCTGATTCTCTCTCATGGCACCACTGAAGAGATAAAGCGGATTCTCGCTGATTATCGCTCAGGTATTCCTTCTGACGGGGGCGGCGATGAATCTTGCGCATGACAACGTATCACCAATCAGGCCCTCCCTCAGGGCCGTGGAGCAACGTGTGGCAGATACAGACGATGGATACACGCGTCTGGCAAACGAGCTGTACGAAGAGCTGATAGGGGCCAACCTGACCAGGAATCAGGCTAAGGTTGCGCATGCTGTTTGCCGGAAAACATACGGCTTCAACAAGAAGATGGATCGCATTGCTGACAGCCAGATCAGCCAGATTACCAGGCTGCCAAGGCAGAAGGTAAACAAGGCAAAAAACGAGTTAATTCAGATGGGTGTTCTGGTCCGGGAGGGCATGCTAATCGGTCCGAATAAGAACCTCACAGACTGGCAAATTCCACAGTGTCACCAAGATGGTGTCACTGTCACCAAATCAGTGACAAAAAGTGTCACCAAAACGGTGACAGGGTTGTCACCAAAACAGGGACACACAAAAGACACTATTACAAAAGACAAGAAAGACAATAAACATACGTCAGAGAATTCTGGCGAATCCTCCGACACATCCCTGAAGAATCTCCCGGTTATTCGGCCTGAAGCAGCGACCCATTCACCCAAAGGCGACAAGTGGGGAACTGCTGACGACCTGAAGGCAGCCGAGTGGATATTCAGCAAAGTGCAGGTTGTCACCCCCACTGCACAACAACCCAACTGGCCCGCCTGGGCTAACGACATCCGCCTGATGAGAGGCGCCCTTGAAGCAACGCATCACGATATCTGCGAAACCTTCAAGTGGGCTAACGCTGATCACTTCTGGCAGACCAACATCCTCAGCCCTGCAAAACTCCGCGCCAAGTGGGACACGCTCCGGGCGCAGATGAGCCAGCCAGGGCGTAACCGGCAGCCAGTGCCACAGCAACCCGCTCAGCACTGGAACAGCCGCGAAGCCTGGGAGAATGAATTTCTATGAGAAATCTCGTATCAGCAATTCAGAACCGTGATGCAGGCGCACTGGCACGCATTGCAGGAGATGGCCCGCGACCTGTTGAGCGTGGCGTGCATGAAGACGTGGAGCGTCTGGTCGATGCCCTGTTCGCAAACCTGAAGCAGGTATTTCCGGCATCGGTCAGCACGGCATGGCGCAACCCGACTGACGAAGCAGCCGCAAAGCGCCAATGGATCGCCGCGTTTGCCGAGAACGGCATTCAAAACAAGCAGCAGCTGTCAGCAGGCATGAAGCTTGCTCGCGCCAGTGGTTCGCCGTTCCTGCCGTCGCCCGGTCAGTTTATAGAGTGGTGTAAGCACGGTGAGCACCGAGCCGCCGGGCTGCCGTCAGACGAAGAACTGTATGACATGTTCCGCCTGTATTGCCGGGACCGTGGCATGTACGACAGCAGCGAAGAGTTCCCATGGGAAAGCCCGGCCTGTTTCCACATGGTGACAGCGGTCTATAACCAGATGCGATCATTCAACCTGACTGATTCTGAATGCCGGAAACGGCTGGGCGATGAGCTGCGCAAGATGTCCCGCCGCATCGAAGCTGGTGAAGTCATCCCGCCACCGCGCAAACAGATTCCACAACTCCACTTCCCTACCGGTAACGAAAAGGCGCTGGACCATATTGCTGACATTCGCCGCCGCTTCGGTCTGAAAGGTGGCCGCCATGACTGAGATGAACCGCGTCCGCTTTGAACGCCTGTATCGCAGCGTTCATGGCGATAAACACAACCTGACCCGATCACACCTTGGATATCAGGATGTCACGGTAGACCGGGCGTTTTTCTTCTGGCTTGAGGGAAGGGAGAGCGCCGCATGACTAACGTAACTCAACTGTCAATTACCACGCCGCTTATGCGTCAGGCTCGTAATCTGCAAATGGCAATTATCGACCTTGCTAAGAAACGCGACCTGAAGCCGGAGCAGTTCCGGGCGCACCTGAACGCTATCGACATGCTGGCGCGCGAAGCACATGACCTGATAGTCGATGCTGAGTTTGAAAAGGAAGGAGAAGGTCATGATCCACTATCACGGCGGACCAATAACGCCTGACACCTGCGCAATTCGGGCATGGAAAGGGCGGCATGCTTTCATCTCCTTTGCTCATGCCGGCCAAATAAATCTCGCCTCAGAGTTCTGTCAGTCATTCGCTCTGGATAACGGTGCGTTCACAGCCTGGAAGGCCGCTGGACGAAACAAAATCGACTGGAGGGATTATTACGAGTTCGTGGCTAGATGGAAAAACCATCCCGGCTTCGATTTCGCCATCATCCCTGATGTTATCGACGGCGGAGAAGCAGAGAACGAAGCATTGCTTGATGAATGGCCACACGGTGATTTCTATGGTGTACCGGTATGGCATATGAACGAGAGCGATGATCGATTCATCCGGCTTTGCAATGAGTACCCGCGCGTGGCAATCGGGAGTTGCGGAGAATATGACGTAAAGCGTCCGAATCTTGCTGTGGCGCGCATGAAGGACCTGATTCGGCACGTTACAGACGATTACGGTCAGCCCATCGCCAAGCTTCACGGCCTGCGCATGCTTAACACACTTATCTTCACCAAACTACCACTGGCGAGCGCTGACAGCACTAACGTTGCCAGAAACATTGGTATCGATAAGGCATGGTCAGGAGCGTATGCCCCGGCATCAAAAGAAACCCGCGCTGCATTGATGGTTGAACGTATCGAGTCACACAATAGCCCCGGCTCACTGCATTACTGCGAGCAACGGGACCGGTTCAACATGCAGCTACAGTTGGCTGTGTAGGAGGAAGCATGACAAAAAACGATGAGCTGGAAAGGGATATGGAGCGTCAGAAGTTTGATGCGTGGTTTGAGGCTGAATATAAACACCTCGAATCTTCCAAATACACCGACGCAGTGCCACATATCAAATACGGATTCTGGCAAGCATGGCAGGCAAGTCGTGAGCGCATCGAAGTCCAATCCCCAAGATTTATTGGGAGTCGTGAAGCACTAAATAAGGGCTTTACGGTGGATTACTCCAATGGGTTTGGTGACGCTATGGATGCCTACGAGCTTTCACTAACCAAAGCCGGAATCAAGGTGAAATCATGAACAACGTAATCCCCTTAAAACGCTCTGAGCACAAACCTCTCAGAGATACACATTCAGCCATAGTGACTGCCCTGAAGATGATTCGTGAAGGCGGACACAGTAAGCAGAGCATTGACCTGTTGTTGAGCGCCGCAGCCGACAACATCCATGACTACGTGGAGACAATCGAAGGGAGGTAGCAGTGGAGACGCAACGTTATCTACTGAGAGACAACAACATCCGACAGAACTGCATCAGCGCCATCCAGCAACTTCCCGCCAATCCCGACAAACCTCTGCAGGTAACCATCCAGGAAGACACCAGAAGCCTTGCGCAAAACCGCATGCTTTGGGCCTGCCTGCATGACGTATCAAGCCAGGTTGTCTGGTACGGGAAGAAACTCGACTCTGAGAGCTGGAAACACATATTCAGCGCCAGCTTGAAAGGGCAGGAGACGGTGCCGGGTATCAATGGCGGCTTTGTGGTGCTGGGCCAGTCAACAAGCAAAATGCGCGTCAGTGAGATGCGTGACCTAATCACACTAATTCATGCTTTCGGTGCCGAGCAGAACGTCAGGTTTAGCGATGAATCAGCGCGCGCAGCTGAATGGGCTGGAAGATTCGGGAGTACAGCATGACACCACAGGTTACCTCCATTCCTCAGTTGCTCATTGAGGCCCGAGGAAACCAAACAGCAGTTGGCCGAGAGATCAAATCAACTCGCACAACTGTCAGGAAATATGCCCGAGACTTTAACTGCCGGTATCACGTCGTAGTCAATGGTGTGTTGATGGTCAGTCAGGGCGATCGTGGGCTTCACAAAAGGAAAAGCAATGAAGAAAACATGGTTCACCCATGACCCTGTAGATACAGACACCGCAAACGAACTCATTTCCCGTTACAACGTCCGCAACATTCATACCCAAAAGACACTCGCCGCCGATCCCCGCTTATGGCTGGTTAGCGCGCTGTTGCCTGAAGGTAATCGCGAACCACGAAGAGACAAAACTTATGAGAACAAATGCTGGGCGTAAGCGTTGTTGTAGCTGCAGTACTGTGCTGACCAGTGAAGATAAATACCGGTTCGGAGTTAGCTGTGAAATCTGCGAAAAGGATATCTGGTATTACGAGCACCTCGACTATCTGCCAATTCATGCCGCATGGCGATATACCTGCTATCAACTGCGCTGGCTGTGGCATACCGCTGGCTACGGACGAGACATATGCCTGCGTCCGCTGCTGCGCCGGCTGGATGCAAGACGACAACATCAGAATGCACGGAGAGAGCGATGAGAAAAGTCAGGCGAAGATGTAAGAACTTGGATTGTCGCGAATGGTTTCATCCGGGTTTCTCAAATCAAACGTGGTGCTCACCAGAATGCGGAACCGTGATAGCACTGGCAAAGAGAGAGAAGGACCGGCATAAGGCGATACAGGAAGCAGAACGACGGCGAAAAG